TTATAAGAGGCTGAACCTTGAACAATTAAATCTCCAAATATTTTTACACTACCACTCGGATAACCTGTTGTTAATACTTGTAATACCGTGTTATCGTCTGCATCTTGAATTACTGGGTCAGTTGTATGAGCTAATTTTAATTTACCTGTTGTTAAGGTATTCGCTTCCCCAATGTTCAAACTACCTGTTCCAATGTTATCTACATTTATATTATCAAATTCTAATGTATATAATCCTGTTAAAGAACTTGTTGCAGCTGAACTTTGTAAAGTTAAACCACCTGTTTGTGGGGCTTGTGCTTGTGTTGTTAAATCAATTAATGTCATACTGATGCCTCTCTCTGAAAACTAATTTGTATAGAAGATTCACTTCCGTCTCCTGTTGTGGTTGGTGGTAAAAAACCACTATCTCCTTCTAATACTACTGAACCACTTTTTAATTCTACTCCATAATTGTCATAAGTCAATCTATGGATTCTAATCTTTTTTTGTGTTGAATCTATAAAAAAGTCTGCTGATGCTGACGCTGTTTGGTCAGTATTAGAGAATTGTTCAACACCATTAATAAATATTCTTAAACTACCATTTCTGATACAATAATTGTCAGCTATTGTTGGCTGAAACTCATTATATTCAGAAGTTTGTGCACTTCTTTCTGAATACTTAAAATGTTCTCTTTGATAAAAATATCTTTCATTACCACCAGATAAATGAATTGTATCTGTATCTACTACTGGAAATCCATTTTTATTATCCAAAGAATATTCTAAACTAACACTCCCTGTGTCGTTAAACATAACTCTATCACCAGAGAATTTAGATTCACTAACTGGGAACATAAATTTTGATGCTCTTCCTTTTAATCCTGTTCTTTTATCTATTTCTCGTTGTATTGCCATTATGTTATCTCACTTTGAAATATAATAGTTACATAATCTGAATCTGTTATTGTAAATCCAGTATTATCTGATTGTCTTTTTCTTATCACTACATCTTTATAAGAACTTGATACATAATAATCAAATCCACTCGTATATCCAACTTGGTCATTAGCAGATGTTAATTCTAATCCATTTAATTTTACTTGGACTGATGAACTCATTATTCTTCTATCACTTTCTAATGTTGGTTGATAAACTTGTCCTTGACTTGCGGATAAAGATGATGATTGATTTCCAGAAACTCTCTGTGATTTTAAATTATACATAGAATTTGCATTTGAAACCGATATCAATGCTTTATCATCTCTTGATGATGTTGGTTCTCCACCACCTCTCATTATATAATAAGTTCTACCACCATAAGTATTTGTAAATTCTAAATCTTGTGCTTGTGTTCCTACTCCTTCTGACGAACCTCTAATAAAATCTGTTGCACTACCTAAACCACTTGGTATAGAAGGTTTTCCTACTGAAAATATACTAACCTTTTCACTTCTACTATCTGGTGAAAATAGTGATGATACTACCAATCCTGATTCATCTTCTACAACAACTTGTTTTGGTGTAAAATATCTCTGTGTATTTAGAAATTCATTAAATGACTCTGGAACGAGATAACCATTAAAACTCATATTAAAAGTTGTCTTAATAATTCTTTCATTATCTCCCATTTCTGTTGCATCTTCAAAGGAATCGATTGATGATAAGAATTTAAATTTATTTGGTTCACCCCAATATGCTCCTTCTGAAAAGTTTATTTGTTCAATAATTCTATTCATATCCTCAATATAAGGTGTCCAAACAATACACTCATAATTTAGTTTCATATAATCAGGAACTGCTGTTGTATAATATTCTTTCTGTGGTAACATACCTTGAAGAACTGAAAATCTATCATATCTTTGACTTTGAGAATATTTCTTTTCAAAAGTATAAAATTGTTTTGGGTCATTTGCGTCTAACTTATCTATTGGTAAAGTTTCATTAGCTTCAATAGATGTTCTTTTAAAAACAATTAATGGTGTAATTAAAGAACCCTTAACATCACGAACATAACCTTGTTTTTGTATAGAGTTCCACCTTTCTGCGTTAGCATAATAAACAGGAACTTTAATTTCTTGTTTATTTATAACTACTTTTGGTTTTATTACTTCATTGAAATAATACATAATTGCCGCATCAACATCCATTAAACCAACCGATACATCTTTTACAGTATCTCTTCTTTGGTTTGTTTCAGAACCTCTACCTCTTTGTAGTCCTCTATTAAACTCTCTACCTTTTAGTATTCGTTCTTTTCGTGGTATTGGTTTTGTTCTTTCGGCCATTATTCAACTCCTAATTCCAATCCAATTCTATCTGAATATTCTTTTTGAGTATTAACAATATTATCAAATGAATATGGAACTAAATATCCTTTCATACTTAATTCAAATGTGTTTTTAATAATTCTTTCATCTTCAAATTCAGATGCGTCTGTAAATGCTGATATACCAGATTTAAACTTAAATTTGTTTGGTTCTCCCCAATATGAATTTTTTGACCAACTAATCTTTTCTATAATTTCATTCATTTGGTCTATATAAGGTGTAAATGCTATACAATTATAATTTATTGTTACAAAACTTGGCATCACAACATTATGTGCTTCTTGTAATGGTTCATCATTTTCAAATAATGTAGAAGTTTGTATAAATCTATTTTCTTGTGTATTTTTCTTTATAAATGTATAATTAGATGATGCTGGACTAATTGAACGAGCTAAAAATGCATTATTTGTATCTCTTGATACTGATGTTCTTTTAAATATAATTAAAGGTGTAATCATTTGTCCTTTAACATCTCTTAAATATCCATTTTTTAAAATACTTTTCCATCTTTCAGGATTTGCATAATATACAGGAACTTTTACTCTTTCATTATTTTCTGTTACTTCTGGTTTTATCACCTCGTTGAAGTAATACATTACAGCCGCGTCAATGTCCATTAAACCAACTGATATTAGTTTATCTTTATCATCTGTTCGAGTGGTATCATACCCTCTATTAAAGTTTTCTCTTGTTGATAATATTTCTTCGTTTTTTGGTAAGGTTTTACTTCGTTCCATTAAATACTTCTCACTTCTTCAATGTTAAGATTACTTCGTCTTAACAAGTTAGCACTACATACGACTGAATGAATATGTTGTCCGTCAAGTTGCTTATATTGTCCTCCAACTAATTGGTTTTCATTTATATTTTGAATTTCCCAATAAGCTGTAAACCACTCAATAACATCTCCTATTTCCAATACTAAACTTAAATCTCGTAGAGATTGTCTCACAAAAGAGAATGTTCCTGTTTGTCTCAAATCAGGACCAAATTCATCTGTATTATATGTCATATCATCTGATGCAACCAAACAAGCTAATTCAATACCAGGTTTATAAACCTTTCCACTTGATGATTCACCATACATATTTGTTTCTGTGTTAGATGCTGATATTTTATACACTATCACAGTTTGGTCAATGATTCCACTATTTGCGTTATTTAAATCACCGATAAGTTCTTTATTAACTCTATCAAATGTATCTAAATCTTTTTTTCCGAAAAATCGTGGGTTTGCCATCTCTCACACTCCTAACCTATGTAGATTGGATATGGGACTTTTTTAAGTTTTTCTTGTAGGAACTCTGATTCATCTTTGTCCGCTTCAAGTAGTGCTCTACGAGAAGTTTGTTCAAGCATTTCTCTAAGTTGTGTAACAAGAACTTCTTTTTCCGCTGACGCTTCACTTCGTAAAGTATCTCCATCTAAACTTGTTTCAGCACCTGGAATCGGTATAGCTCCATATTTACTTCTGATTATTCCAAGTAGTTCTTTTGAAAGAGCTAAACCATATTTTCTTATCCATTGTCTTCCCACATCATTAATATGTCCATAAGTCATATTATCGTAAGGAACATTAGAAAAGTCGGAAATTACATCTGAACTTCCTGAATATTCTGTAACCGTTACATTATCCCTATCAGAACGAACTACATAATTAAAGTGTAATTTATAATCATTAGTTGGTTTAGGGAAAATTCTTAATTTATTATTTCTTAATTGAAATGTATATGCTGATTTTCTAATTGAGTCATTTAACTCTATAGCTTGCATTCTCAACATATCAGCGTAAACTGGCATCATTAAGAAAGATACTGCTGGTGAATAATTACCAAACCCAAATTGGTCTAATAAATTCATTGTTCCAGCTCCTGTTCCAGCATAAGGGTCAAAATATCTTTGAACTGCTGGTTTTTCTTCATAGAATACTCTTTTTAATTCTATAGCATTACCACTTTCACTTACTTCTGAAAATAAAGCGTTTACATCATAATCTGATGAACCACTTACAATATCAATAGAACCAGACTTAATATCAACTAAACCACCAACTCCCGCTTCTGTTCCATAGGCTTCTGATAAGAATACATTTCTTCCTAAATTCGGGGTTACTCTCTTATGAGTTAAATTTGATGATGTTGATTGTCCTTGTAAGGTAAGTAAGTTGTCTTTAATATTGAATTGATTTATTTGTGCTGAATATTCAGTCACACTTTCCTCTAAACAAGCATAAAATTGTTTATCTTGTAATTCCACATTCATTAGTGGATAACCTAATCTTTTTGCACACCAGTCAGCAAACTTTGGAGCTTCTGTTTGATAAGTTGAATCTTCATCAAATGTTCCAAAAGGTGTATTGCCACTAACTGCTGAACCTGAACCAGGCCATATTGGTTCTTGAGCCATATAATTTCTCCGTTAAATATTCTATAAATAAATATAAGAAAGTGAGAAAAACGAGTATTATAACATACAAAAAACCCCCAGCGAACTGGGGGTTTTTCTTAGTTGTTAATTAATATTAACTACTTGACTTCTGTATTGTTAGTTATTACACTTTATCTACATCTGCAACAACAACTTTACCATAGAATTCACTTCTAACCATTTTCTTAGCATAACGAGTCATTACGCCTTTTCTTGGTGTAAAGTTAGTTGGGTCATAGACAAGCGGTGTCATAATTAACGGCACATATGGTGAATACACAGCACCTGTTTCTAAGAAGTTTGAACCTCTAAATCCAACAAG